TAGGCTTATAGATGTAATTAAAGAACAGAACGCTAGAAATGAACATTTTGCTGAAGCTATTAGCAATTTAACTATCTCAAATAAAGATGTAACTAAGTCAAATGAAAGATTAGCAGATGAGATTAAAGGCATGGCATCAGCTTTAATAAGGAAGTAAATGGCTAAAGAAACGACAACCACAGTAGTAGAAAAGCCCGATCCTCCGAAGCCGGTTAAGCAACGAATGACAGTTAATGAAAAAATACAAGTTGTTCGTTTTTGGATTCGGGCGGTGATTGCGCTTTGTAATATTAGCGTACTTGCAGGAATTATATTTTACTTACTTACTCTTCAAGATTCTGTTCCTGAAACCACGGAGCGCATTTTGTTAATAATTGTCGGCCCACTGATTCTGACCGCCGGAGCCGTGTCGAAATACTTTTTTGAGAGTGGTAACGACTTAGAAGACCACGCAACAGATGGTGGAGATTCACCAAAACCTAAAGCCAAGGAAGCATAATGTTGATGCAAGCAATACAAGTTCTTCAGTTATTAAAAGGATTTAAGGATTTAGTAGATAGTGACGAACAGGATCTCAGCGCAGATCATGTTGAGGAAATGGTTAAAGGTATAGGCACAGAAATGGAAGAAACTGTTAATAAAATGGTTAGTGAAGACGCATCACACGCATTTAACGACCTCAAGAGTTACCTTAACGGATGATTTATAGACTTCTGACACTCATCGGGAACGAAAAATTCTTGATAGGGCTTGCCCTTGATGTTCTTCAGTACCTTGCAGACCAAACCTCTAACGAGCTTGATGACAAGCTGGTTCAAATGGTTAGGAAACGTCTGCAACAGGCCGAAGAATAAACAGTATTTAACTCGCCGGGAATTCATTATACAACCGATGCTTTTTGGTATTCTTATGGGTAAGTATCTCACACCACATTTCACAGTAGAAGAAATGCGATGCAAAGGAACCGGCATTTGCACGATGGATGAGGTTTTTATGGAACTCTTAGAGACAATCCGTTGTGAGTATGGAAAGCCGATGTTCGTGACCAGTGGGTTCCGTTCTCCTGAATATAATATGAAAATCGCTAAGTCAGGTTCTAAAGGACCGCATACCTACGGAAAGGCCGTGGATATTCATCTTATTGGCGCAGATGCCAATGCAGTGATTAAACTTGCACTCGAAATGGGGATGACCGGCATTGGAGTCAGACAAAAGGGACCACACAACAAAAGATTCATCCACCTCGACAACCTCCCCAACGGCGACCACCCAAGACCTTGGATCTGGTCGTACAACGTCAGAGGGTAAGGGTCTGCTTTACGACAGATTCGATTTCACCGATTTGGAAGACGATCCCCAGTATAGGGGGCAAGTGAGTTATTGATTAACTCGCATAGGTCAGGAAACCTCGCCCCCTTTCCAAAAGCCCACTTAAAGGCTTTACCCGTCCTTCAAAAGTCTTGAATCCTGCCCGGTGACAGGAGAGTGGGCCTTAATCACCAACAAAGGACAATATGGTTATACTACCGATCAACAACGACCCTGATTTACTGAAAAAGATCCATGATGCGGCAGGAGCAGACGGAGAAGGGCTTTTGTACCCCTCACACTATGCCGTGCATGAAGGAGAGATTGTAGGAGCATTCAGCTTGGTCACACCAGTTTCATGCTGGTGGATGAGTAAAGAAAAAGGCACAAGGCGTATGTCACTTCAAATGTGGAATGCGATGGAAGCCCTCTATGCCGATCACGGATATTTAAGCTTTGCGATGCCCTGCACCCAAGATTCCCCGTATTTTAAGCTCATGGAACCCACCGGGGGGTTTACACGCATGGGTGAACCTGTTCAGTGGTTTTATAAAATCCTAGATCCTACTTATAAGCTATGACCCAACCAATCAACCAATTATTCGACCTTCTATCCAACGAGTTGGTAGCAAGGATCAAATCCGGCGAAGCCTCTTCTCAAGACCTCAATGTAGCAAGGCAATTGCTCAAAGACTGCCGCATTCAGGCCACACCAGACCATGAACCTCTGGAACTCCTTGCAGAAGAAGTCGAAAGGCGCAAAGTCAGCACCGATTTCACGGATTATTACGATGATCCTGAGACTCCACACGCACAGACCTTCTCTTGAGCCAAAACCTCACTGATTTTCGGGTATTCCTCCAACTTGTCTGGTCCCACCTCGGTCTTCCTAATCCCACCCCGGTTCAGTACGACATCGCCCACTATCTCCAAAACGGACCACGGCGACTCGTCATAGAAGCCTTCCGGGGCGTGGGAAAGTCCTATATCACCTCGGCCTTTGTCGCACACCAACTCTTACTCGATCCAGAACTCAAAATCTTGGTTGTGTCGGCATCTAAGATACGAAGTGACGACTTTTCAACCTTCGTACAACGCCTGATCCTAGAAATGCGGGTGATAAGGCATCTTGCCCCCTCACCAGACCAAAGAAACTCTAAAATATCCTTTGATGTCGGCCCTGCCACCGCTTCTCACTCTCCCAGTGTCAAATCTGTAGGAATCACAGGCCAGCTTGCTGGTTCTCGTGCCGATCTCATCGTGGCAGACGATGTGGAGGTTCCTAACAATTCGGCAACTCAGGTCATGCGGGATAAGCTCTCAGAATCCGTAAAGGAATTCGATGCGATCCTCAAACCTGACGGGAGGGTGGTTTTTCTAGGCACTCCCCAAACGGAACAGTCTCTCTATGAGGTCTTACCAGAAAGAGGATATGAAACACGCATCTGGCCTGCCCAATATCCTGAAGAAACTTCATTAAGCAAATACGGAAACCGGCTCGCTCCCTTATTCACCAAAAGACTCACCAATAAGAAGGCAATACCGGGTGAACCGACTGATCCCAAAAGATTCGATGCTGAAGACCTAGCAGAACGAAAGCTTTCCTACGGCAGAGCAGGGTACTCCCTCCAATTCATGCTGGATACCTCCCTCTCTGATGCGGAACGCTACCCCCTCAAGCTTCAGGATCTCATAGTCATGAATCTGAACGCAGAAACCGGGCCTTCTAAACTCGTCTGGTCGCCTACACCGGCAAATATCATCTCAGACCTTCCCTGTGTCGGACTCAGAGGTGACTTCTACTATGAACCCTTTGAAGTGTCATCAGATTGGACTGAATACAACGGCGCACTTCTCACCATAGATCCCGCCGGTAGAGGTAAAGACGAAACTGCCTACAATGTTACTAAATTCCTGAACGGGTACATCTTCCTCCTCGATTTTGGAGGTTACATGGAATCAGGATACTCAGAAAAGACCCTCAAGGCCCTTGCAGACATTGCACACCAATACTCCTGCAACTACTGCCTTGTGGAAGCAAACTGGGGTGACGGAATGTTTAATGAGCTATTCAAGCCATACCTTAATGCCGTCCATCCCATCACCATTGAAGAAGTTAAACACTACACCAATAAAGAAAAACGCATCATCGACACCCTAGAACCTGTGTTAAACCAGCATAAGCTGGTAGTGAACAAGAAAGCCCTACACAAAGACTTTCAATCCACTCAAAACCTCCCTCCTGAAACTGCCCTCCACTATCAACTCGCCTATCAGCTAACCCGGCTCACCAATCAAAAGGGGGCTATCCCCCATGATGACCGGGTTGATGCTCTCGCCATTGCTACTGCCTACTGGTCTGAACACCTTGCCT